AAGAGATAGTTAGTAAGTCTAGGGGTAACGTTTACTCTAGTGTTAGAAAAAGAGAAGACGACAAAAACAAAATACAAGTTTTATATTTTAATTTTAAAACACATATGAACAGTGTTTACAAGTTAAAAAAGACGGCAACAGGTGGAGAAAAGATTATAGAAAAAGATGATTCGTTTAACCCACCTGTGGAAAGTATGGATGGTGAGTTTAGAAAACTAGATAGAGTGGTTGAGTGCTTGTATGAGGGCGCGTTTGTAATTGGTTGTCAAAAGCTATTAAAATGGCAAATGGCACCTAATATGATGAGATCAGATTCTGATTTTGGTACCGTGAAAATGAACTATCAAATAGTTGCTCCAAGAATGTATGAAGGCAGAATAGAAAGTTTAGTAGGTAGAATAACAGGTTTTGCTGATATGATTCAACTTACTCATTTGAAGCTACAACAAGTAATGGCGCGTATGGTACCTGACGGTGTATTTTTAGATGCTGATGGTTTAGCTGAAATAGATTTAGGTAACGGAACAAACTATAATCCACAAGAAGCTTTAAACATGTTCTTCCAAACTGGTTCTGTTATTGGTAGAAGCTTCACATCAGAAGGGGATATGAATCCTGCTAAAGTGCCAATTCAACAGATACAAAATGGAGTTGGTGGTAATAAAATGCAAAGCTTAATACAGACTTATAATTACTATCTACAAATGATAAGAGATGTAACTGGATTAAACGAGGCTAGAGATGGTAGTATGCCAGATAAAAACGCTTTAGTTGGTGTACAAAAGCTAGCAGCTGCAAATTCCAATACAGCGACAAGGCATATATTACAATCAATGTTATTTTTAACGGCTGAGGCTGCAGAGTGTTTATCACTTAGAATATCTGATATTATAGAATACTCTCCGACAAGAGAAGCTTTCATAAATGCTATTGGAGCACACAACGTTGCTACACTAGAAGAAATGAAAAACCTACATTTGTATGACTTTGGTATATTTATAGAATTACTACCAGACGAAGAAGAAAAGCAAATATTGGAAAACAACATCCAAATGGCATTGCAGCAAAAAACTCTAGACCTGGATGATGCTATTGATCTTAGAGATGTTAGAAATGTTAAGCTAGCTAATCAAATGTTGAAAATTAAAAGAAAAAAGAAAATGGAAAGAGATCAGCAAATGCAGCAACAAAACATGCAAGCTCAAGCTCAGTCCAATCAACAAGCTCAACAAGCTGCAGCTCAAATGGAGGCACAAAAAATACAAGTAAAGACACAGGCTGATATTCAGTTAGAGCAAACAAAAAATCAATTACAAAGTGAGTACTTACAAAATGAAGTTGCGGCTAAAAAAGAATTAATGCAATTTGAGTTTGATTTAAATTCTCAAACAAAGCAAATGGAAATGCAAAGTAAATCAGCAGATGAAGCAACAAGAGAAGATAGAAAAGATCAAAGAGTTGACAAGCAAGCGGCTTATCAAAAGGAAATGATAGACCAAAGAAAACAGGGTGATTCACTTAATAATTTTGAATCATCAGGTAATGATATACTTACAGGGGGAGCGAATATGGAAAAATTCTCTCGAACTTAATATTTAATATTTTATAAAATTTTATTATGGCAGAAAACGAAAACACAGTTGAGGAAGTACAAAGTACTCCTGAACAAGTTGAACAGCCCAAAGCTGAACAACCAAGAAATGAACAAGGTCAATTTAAATCTAAATTTGAAAGCGCTGGCGATGACAGTGTTGCAAAAGTTGACTTATCTAAACCATTAGCTCAAGAAACTGAAGAGCCCACGGTTGAAGAAAAAACAAACATAGTTGAGGAGGTAAAAGAAGAGGTGGTAGAAAATACCACCGAAGAAGTACCTGTGCTAGAAGAAATAACTGTTGAAGATTTAAAAGAAACAGAAGTAGAAGCTGTTGAAGAAAAAATTGAAGAAGCGGTAACTGAAGCAGAAGAGACTGGAAAACCACTACCTGAAAATATTCAAAAGTTAATGGACTTTATGGATGAGACAGGTGGTGATCTACAAGACTATGTTAATTTAAATAGAGACGTTACCAAAATGGACGACTCAGAAGTATTAGATGAATATTATAGAGCTACTAAATCTCACTTAACACCAGAAGAAAGAACTTTTTTAATGGAAGATAATTTTGGTATTGATGAAGAAGTAGATGACGAAAGAGCAATACGTAAAAAGAAAATAGCCCTCAAAGAGCAAGTTGCCGAGGCTAAAGCCCATCTGGACGGGCAAAAGTCCAAATACTATGAAGAAATTAAAGCTGGGTCAAAGTTGACCCAAGATCAACAAAAAGCTATTGACTTCTTTAATAGATACAACAAGGAATCAGAAGAGCAGAAAAAAGTATCTGAAGCTAGTAAGATGTCTTTTCAAAATAAAACAAATAATCTTTTTAACGAAAAATTCAAAGGTTTTGAATATAAAGTAGGAGAAAAGAAATATAGGTTTAATGTGAAAGACGTCGATAAAGTAAAGACAACTCAAAGTGATATTAATAATTTTGTCAACAAGTTTGTTGGTGAAGACAAGTCTACTATAGACGACACCGCGGGTTATCACAAATCTTTATTCACAGCTATGAATGCTGATAGAGTTGCTAGTCACTTCTATGAGCAGGGAAAAGCTGATGCCATTAAAGGCCAAGTTGCTAAAGATAAAAATATTAATTTAGAGCCTAGAAAAACTCACAACGAGGTTAATGTTGGTGGTGTTAAGTATAGAGTTCTTGGAGAAAACTCTGAAGATTTTAAGTTTAAGATTAAAAGTAAAAAGAAATAAAAACAATTTAAAATAAATTATTATGGCAATTAATCCAGGGGATAATTTGAATAGTGCGCCGCTTCCACAGAAGCAAACGCTTACTACAAATTATATCGATTTTACTGCATCCGGCACAAACGGCTGGGCGCAACAATATTTACCGGACCTAATGGAAAAAGAAGCTGAGGTATTCGGACAACGAACTATTTCAGGTTTCTTAGCTCAAGTAGGTGCCGAAGAATCTATGTCTGCAGATCAAGTTATTTGGTCAGAGCAAGGTAGATTACATTTAGCTTACAATGCAACTGTAGCAGACATCAACAATATAACAGGTGCTGGTGATGATTCTGGTGGTGGTGTTCTTACAATAGGTAATGACATTGACAACCAAACTGCTGGTGCAGCTCACGCTATTAGAGTAAATGATACTGTACTTATAGCTCAATCAACTGGCGTTGTTAGAGCTTTAGTTGAATCTGTTGCTGATGCAACTGTTGATGTTATGCCTTACGGCTACGCGACTTTAGAGGACGCTGGTATTACAGCTGCTGCTTGTAAAGTGTTAGTTTATGGTTCTGAATTTGGTAAAGGTACAAACGGTAGAGATGCCGCTGCTACGCCAAAATTCAAGCAATTTTCTAACAAACCAATTATAATGAAAGATTACTACGAAGTATCTGGATCTGACGCAGCACAAATCGGCTGGGTTGAAGTTACTGGAGAAGAGGGGCAATCTGGTTATTACTGGTACTTGAAAGCAAAAGGTGATGTTAAAGCTAGATTTACTGACTACTGTGAAATGGCATTATTAGAAGCTGTTAAACCAGTTGCTGGTTCTATAATTGATAATACTGCTGCCGCAGGAATACCTGGTGGTGTTCTTCCAGGGGCTGCTGGTACAGGTATTAATTATGGTACTGAAGGTTTATTTGCTGCTATCGAAGATAGAGGTAATGTAACTACAGGTGTAACAGGTGTTAACGCTGCTACTGATTTAGCAGAGTTCGATGCTATCTTAGCTGAGTTTGATAATCAAGGTGCTATTGAAGAAAACATGATGTTTGTAAATAGAGCTACGTCTCTTGCAATTGATGACATGTTAGCTTCTATGAATTCTTACGGAGCTGGAGGTACTTCTTACGGAGTATTTGACAACGACGAAGATATGGCATTAAATTTAGGTTTCTCAGGGTTTAGACGAGGTTCTTACGACTTCTATAAATCTGACTTTAGATACTTAAATGATAAAGCTACTCGTAAAACTATTAACGATGAGTACTCTGCAGGAGCAATAAGAGGTGTTGTAATACCAGCTGGTGTTACTTCTGTTTATGACCAAGCATTAGGTAAAAACATGAAGAGACCTTTCTTACACGTTCGTTACAGAGCTTCTCAAATGGAAGATAGAAAGATGAAGTCTTGGATTACTGGTTCTGTTGGAGCAACAACTTCAGCATTAGATGTAATGCAAGCTCACTTTTTAACTGAAAGATGTTTAGTTGTACAAGGTGCAAATAACTTTATGTTAATGAAGTAAGACACTATTTATTTATAAGGGCGGTCTAGTATCGCCCTTATATTTTTTTTTAATTTATATTATATTATATTATGGCAAAAAAGAAAAAAGAAACTATGGTCGAAGAACCTATAGTTGAAGAAACGGTTACCGTAGAGGAACCGATGGTTGAAGCTCCTAAAGTAGAAGTTAAACCAAAAGAAAAACCTAAGTTAAAAAATGACTGGGAAATAAAAGATAGAACTTATTATTTAAAAGGGAATAAACAACCTTTATCTTTTCAACTTAGATCATCTGGTGTATATTACTTTGATGAAAAACTAGGGTACGAAAGAGAATTAAAAAATACAGTTAATCAAAAAACTCCTTTCGTTGACGAAATGAAAGGTGACCAAAGGCTTGAACATGTTGTTTTTAGAAACGGTACACTAACCGTACCTAGAAATAAAACTGTTTTACAAAAACTATTATCACTGTATCATCCACATAATGGTATTTTATATGAAGAGTTTAAACCAGTACAAAGGGCGGCTACTGAATTAGATCACTTAGAACTAGAAGTAGAAGCTTTAAAAACAGCCACTGAAATAGACATTGATATGGCTGAAGCTATAATGAGAGCTGAAATAGGTTCTAGAGTATCTAAGATGAGTTCTAAAGAGCTTAAAAGAGATTTATTATTATTTGCTAAGAAAAAACCTAGGTTATTCTTAGAATTAGTTAGTGATGATAATATAATCCTTAGAAACTTTGGTATTAGAGCTACGGAATTAAAGATTATTAATTTATCACAAGATCAACGAACATTTAGTTGGGGATCAACTGGTAGAAAGTTAATGACAGTTCCGTTTGATGAGCATCCGTATTCTGCACTGGCTCAGTGGTTTAAAACTGACGAAGGTATGGAAATATATTCAAATATAGAAAAAAGATTAAACTAATAATCTTTTAACTAATAGAGATAGCCACCCGAAAGGAGTGGCTATTTTTATTTAGGGCTAACCTTTCCACTTATTATGTAACTATAATATAGTAAAATATATTATAATATGGAAAAATCAAAAGGACTAGGAGACTCAATTCACAAGTTCACAACAAGAACTGGAATTAAATCACTTGCTCAAATGGCATCTAAAGCTGTTGGGGCTCAAGATTGTGGATGTAATAAAAGAAGAAAATGGTTGAATAAGCAGTTTCCTTATAAAACTAAATAATTATGGTTAATGTAGACACTGTATATCAGAAGGTATTGGCTATGGCCAACAAAGAACAAAGGGGTTACATAACGCCTCAAGAGTTTAATTTGTTTGCTGATAAAGCTCAAATGGAGATATTTGAAAACTATTTTCATGATTTAAAAACAGCTCAACATAAAAGAAAGAATGAAACATCATATAGCGATGAGGTTGACATAATACTTGAGAAACTTCAGGTGTTTAAACAAGAGGAAAATGGCTTGGAATTTACTGTTGCTGCTAACACATCACTGTTAAACTTGGGTACTTTAAATCCTGCTATATATAGATTAAACGCAATATCAACACAAAACGTAGATAATAGTGGTAATATTACTAACGCTAGAGAATTTACTGAATTAAATAAAAAAGAAATATTACAGGCCGAAAGAAATCCGCTTACAGCTCCAACATCTGATAGACCTGTTTTCGTTAGAGAGGGTAGTAACATTATAAGAGTGTACCCGACGTTTACTAATCAGGCTACGATTTCTTTATACTACTGGAGAAAACCTAAAACTCCAAACTGGGGATATGTTGTTGTTAGTGGCGAGGCACTTTACAACGTTAACACCAGCGTCAATTTTCAACTACACCCATCTGAAGAAGAGCCTTTAGTTACCAGGATATTAGCTATAGCAGGTATTGCTATAAACAACATGGAGCTAGCTCAAGTAGCTACAGTTGACGAAGGTAACGCTACTAAAAAACAAAATGATTAATTATGGGACTATTAGATAATCAAAACCAACTTTCATATTATCCGGATAATTTTGGTGGTAGTGGTCAAGGCGACTTGGGTAGCTATCAGTTTGTGACAATGGATAATATTATCAACGCTTTTTTGTTAGTTTATGTTGGTGAGGACAAGATAATAAACAAGGTTAGTAGAACAGACGTACAGTTTCATGCTATGAGAGCAATACAGGAATTATCATATGATGTGTTTCGTTCTATAAAATCTCAGGAAATAGAAGTGCCTCCAGCTTTAGTCATGCCGCTACCTCAAGATTATGTTAATTATGTTAAGATTGTTAGAGTCGGTAGTGATGGTATCGAAAGAGTTTTGTATCCAACTGGAAAAACATCTAATCCATTTGCTATTACTCAAGGCGCTAATGGCGTTTATGAATTCACGGACAATAGTTTAACAGAACAAACATCAAGTGATACTTTGCAAAATTATCAAGGAAACGGTACACCTGATCCAGACACGGCTGATTCATTCGATATTGAGCTAGATAATCTTGGTAGAAGATATGGTCTAGACCCTCAACACGCTCAATCTAATGGAACATTTTTTATTGATTATCTAAGAGGTTTTATACATTTTAGCTCTCATTTAGTAGGCGAAACAATAACATTAAAATACATTAGCGATGGTCTTGGTACTGACCACGAAATGGTTGTACATAAGTTTTGTGAAGAAGCTTGTTATAAGCATATAATGTATAGTGTTATTGCTAGTAGATCTAATATACCAGAATACATTATTCAAAGATATAAAAAAGAAAAATTTGCAGAAACAAGAAAAGCAAAGATAAGATTATCAAATATTAAGATAGAAGAATTTACCCAAATAGTAAAAGGTATGGGTAAGCAAATAAAATAATATTATGCCAGAAATTAAACACAGTTTCACCACGGGTAAAATGAACAAAGACCTTGACGAAAGGCTTGTTAGAAATGGTGAATATAGACATGCTGAAAATATACAGGTACATACGACCGACCAGCAAGGAGATGGCGGCGCTGCTGGTATAATACAAAATATAAAAGGTACCGCTGAGATAGGTAGATCATACTATGCCGCGTGGCATGCGGGTTCAGCACCTACAACAGAGAGTGAATATGCAGCTTATGGTAATTCTCTATACCCAAGATGTGTTGCTGGCGTGGCAGATGAAAAAAATGATAAAGCTTATTTTTTCTTTGCCTCACCGATGACAACACCTATCGGCTCAGCTGATTTTAATCCTAATGCAAATAACGAAAGAAAGTATGTAGACTTTATAATAGAAGAAGATCAAAATAACACCACACTTCCTGTGGTTGTTGATTACTTTGCTTATGTTAACACACTTGAAGCTTCATTAATAGGTAACGCACAAGATGGGTCAAGCTTAATTGAAACTTATTTTACTAATACGCCTTGGAATCAAGCACTGTTTAGTTCGGCTTCCGGTTTTAGGCCGGGGATGACGATTAAGTTTTTATCACAAAATGGCACCTCAATACTACCAGCCCCATTAACGGTCAAAGCTGTTGATGGAACTTCTGTTTTATTTCACGAAGAATACTCATTTGATATCGCAATGGCAGCTAACTCAGGTGGCTACAGTCTTGACAGTATTTGGATTGTGGCTGAGGCTCCGCGAGTTTTAAATTTCACCCCAACAGTAGACTCTGTTGTTAACCAAATGGTAGCTCCATTACCATACGCTATAACGGGAGTTAACATTATAGATAATTTAATATTTTGGACGGATTCTTACAGCGAGCCTAAAAAAATAAATATAGATAGATGTAAAGCTGGAACAGATGCTAGCACATTCTTAACATCACCATCTCATACAAAGCTTTTTGTAAAAAACAAAGAAGGTGATTTGGTTGATGCTGCCACTATATCTCATACCCTTGACCAAGGCGAAATAAGTGATGTAACTGGACTGCAGCTTTATGGTAGCGGTGTAGATAGTTACTTAAAGGAAGAGCATGTAACCGTGATGAGAAAAGCTCCAACGGCACCTCCAAGTTTGTTAATGAATCAAGATTCAAGAGTTGAAGATTGCACTATAGACGTCGATTATCAGTTTGTTGACAACATGACTAGCACAGCTATCTTCAACGGAGAGTTTTACGATATCAATAACGCCGCCATACCGTTTACAAAATTTAGATTTAACGATATATTAATAATAAGTAGAAACGATGGGGCACAAGTAAACCCACTTCAGTTTAAAGCTAAGTTTGTTGGATATGTCACAGATGCTGGATTAACCCAAGACTCTGAATCAAGTGTTATTCGCATACAAATTTTAGTTCCAGCAACTATGGAGCCAGACGACGTTTCTTGGCAAATAACTATAGAAAGACCAGATCCAATATTTGAATTAAAATTAGTTAGATTTGGATATAGGTATAAATATGAAGATGGAGAATACTCAGCATTTTCGCCATGGTCAGAAGTTGCTTTTTTACCACAGAAATTTGAATACACACCATCTACAGCTTACAACATAGGAATGGTTAATGATTGTAGAGATTTAGTTGTAAAAGATTTTATACCAGCTACTATACCACTAGACGTTAAAGAGGTTGATGTTTTATATAAAGCTACTGACAATGCTAATTGTTATGTTGTAGATACTGTAAAAAAGAATATAAGTTCTGAGTGGGAGCTATTCACGCCTGATGGTGGTGAGGAAACGACAGAAATACTAACTGGTTACTTGAATATAAAATCAGAGATGATACACAAGGTGTTACCATCTAATCAAATATTAAGAGCTTGGGATAACGTGCCTAGATATGCGTTAGCTCAAGAAATAACCGGTAATAGATTACTGTACGGTAACTACACTCAGGGTTACGATATAAAAGAATCCGTTGGTTTAACAAGCTTAGTACAAAGTGAAAGCGTTAATGTTTCTTCTGATTTACCTAAAAAATCAATAAAGTCAATTAGAAATTATAAGATAGGAATGGTGTTTGGTGATAAATATGGTAGAGAAACGCCAGTTATAACACCAAGTTATTCTTTTATAGATAATAGCGATGAAGGGTTTGGGTCCACAACGGGAGATATATTTATACCAAAAACGCTGTGTGACAAAAGTAACAGCTTTATTGTTTCTCAAAACTGGGGAGACCCTAATTCAAACATAACTCCACCCATAACATCAATTGGCGGTTGGGTAGATTACGTAAAATATTATATAAAAGAAACATCTAACGAATATTATAATTTAATAATGGATAGATGGTATGATTCTGGCGACCATGGCACAATATGGATTTCTTTTAATTCTGCTGATAGAAACAAGGTTGATGAAGATACTTACTTAATATTAAAAAACAGGCACGGTTCAAATGATGCTGTTATTGAAAAGGCTAGATACAAAATAATAGCCATAGAGGGTAACGCTCCAGATTATATTAAAACAACATTTAATGATTTAGGTAGATTAAAAGATGTTACCGGCGTAGAAACATACGATTCTGTTTGGTCAAGTTCTTCAGCTGATGTTACAGCGGTTTCACCAATACATTTATACGCTAATCCTGATGAGCCTGATCAACATAATAAAATTGAAATTTCAAAATCATATTGGTTTCAAAGTTCTGTTGGTGGTTCTGATCAAGACTCTACTGACTCAGAGGTTTTTGGAAGTGTGCCTGAGGGTCAAATAAAAATGAGGATAATAGGTAGAAATGCTAACCTACCCTCAGTAGAACTTAAGTCATCGTGGAGAATTGTTACACATTGGAATTATGGTTCTGATGGTGGCACTGATGATGATATAGTTACATTAACTTTAAACTCACCATTCATAGAAGGTGATGTTGATATGAAATCAAGATTTGAAGGTATGTATGCTGGTGGTGCTAATCCAGAGTTTGATCCAGCTAATCTTCAGTATGATTTTGAGTTTAGAGAAGAAGTTGTAAAAAATAAACCAGAATTTGATGGAAAGTTTTTTGTTAAAATACAGAAAGATTCCATGGCCGACTCTCACTTACTAAATCAAGTTGGAATGAGTGGTCCAGGTTTTAATTTTGATGG